ATAGTGCAAATACTACTCTAAATTTAGGTTGCTCAGTAGTACTTGACGCAGTACTGTAGCAAATAAAACGCCATGTTGGAAACATATCATTTATATATTCTTGTATATTACCTTCAACGTGTAAATCATCAACATCGACTGCACACCAACCACCCCAATGTAATACATTATCATTACGTCTAGTGCTATCCTCAACATAAGATGCTGGTGAAATTAAATATGCATCTTCTTTGCCTTTAAGAGATTTTATTGATAAACCATATAATAATTGTTCTAATTCATCAAATGATTTTAAATTAAGATGTTTATGAGTTTTATTATCATATCTATTTTTAAATATAGTAATGTCAATCATATTAGTATTATATAACAATAAGGTGTTAATGTAAATACATTAAACAAAAAAATTATCAAGAGTGTTTGAATTAAAATCAATATCTTGCCCTTTTGGTAATTGTGGAAATTTATCCCAAACACGAGAAGGCGCTATTCGCCAACTTTCATTTTTTTTAATTATCTTAAAATCACCTGGCCAGAAATCTTGTAAACCTTTAGACCTTATAAGACGCCCATCGCCAGAATATGATATATCAGTATTTCCACCTTTGTATTGACCTGTAGTTGCTTTACTCATTAAAAGTTTATTAAATAAAATTGTACAATAACCACTTGATAATACTTGCATACTATAATCAGTATCTTCAACACATGGGTGTCGATACCAAATATCTAATTTGTTGTTTATTAGTACGCAACTATAGGCTTGTTTATTAATTGATACATGAGTATTTTTAGCAAATGCAAACATTGTATGCGATGGAGAACATATACCTATATTATCAAAATGTGATATATAACTTTCTACAGCAGATAAAAGATTTCTAGTATTTGTTATAACATTTTTATTATTTTCTCTAACACGAAAATCTTTTATATTATCATCAATTGCCCAATGATAATCTGCTCCAATAGAGATGGAATGCTCTTTACAGGCATTTCGAACATAACTAATACCTTGGTCATTTTTTTCCATAACAATAATTTGAGCTTCAGGATATTCATTTTTATAATCATCGGCGTCTTGTGGTTCTATAACAATATAAAAATCCAAACCAACATCAGACAAGGCCTTTGTAGTTAACTTTATATTACTACGAGCTTTAGATGGAACATATATTGGATATTTTACCTCTTGATATGTTTCAATATTATTTAAAATTTTTTGTGCTAGATTTTCTAACCAATCATTTGTTGTTGGCATCTTTTCTCCTATATTTGTTAAGCAAAAAAATCATCAAGACTACTAACTGCCTCAGTTCGCCAACCAATGGCATCTAATATTAAACGAAGTGGGTCGACAAAGGCCTTTTCATATTGTGTATCATAATCAATGTATTCGTGAAGGCCAAGTTCCCTTGGTAAATTATTAGGAAAGGCAATAACATTTTCCTTAATTCGATTTGGTGTTTTTAAATAACAGAATTTTACCTTTTCGCCATCCTTGATTGTTTCATATTTTTTAATTAGATTATTTTCCTTTACATGATGGTTATATAAAAGGGCACCTCGAACATGAATTGGAGTTGCCTTTGCATATATCGTCGTAGAGTCTTTCCATTTTCCAATATTTTGTGCACCACGAGGAAAGGATACCTGTTCTGGCGACAGTGATTTAAATTCTTGTTTAAAATTGGCAATAAATTTTTGAACATCTGATTCTGTTTGTGTCATAATTATTTTAAACACTTCCTTAAATTTATCACGTACAACCTCTGGCGTTGATGATTTTATAGCCTCAATACCCATGATTTTTAATTTAGGTTCTGCATATTGTACACCTTCTGAATTATGTACATTTAAAATATACCTTTTCTTTGCAGTCCATACACCTTTATCCGCAATCACTTCCCTTGCCATTTCCATACGAGGTGTATAACCATTTGTTACAAAATAAAATTCATCAAATGCCTTTTTAAGTATTTTTTCAAAATATTCATTGGAAATTTTATCAAGGAATTCAACAGGGTTTGTTGGTTTAAATTTTTCAATAATACCTGCCATATTAATATATACAGAATCCGTGTCGATTGCAATAACATAATCAACATTATCTGTTTTTAATAATTTATTTAATGAAATATTTATTGCCTTTTCTGCCCATTGAATAACAGTTTGACCAGTAAGTGTTACTGATTCTGCAAGAGCATTATCAAAGTATTTAAAATATTTATTTGCCATTGCACCATAAAGAGAATTAAGCAGAATTTTTACGGACATCTGATTATTTTCAAGTTGATTAATTTCAAACTCTAAATTAGAGTCTTTTGTTTTTTCGTATTCGGATTGTAATTTTAACATTTCGTTTTTTATTACTGTTCGTTCTGCATAATAATCAACAATTAATTCAGGAATAATGCCTTGTTTATCCTTACGATATGATATACCAGAGGAACAAACTGCATATTTGTCACTTACTTGTTTTTCTCTATTATGGTCATTTAAATAATAATTTGTGCCTTGTGGGAATCTTGCAGCTGCAATGGTTTCAGGCGAGATGTTTTGTTGAACAATAATATTAGGATATAGTGAATTTAAATCAAATGATACAACCCAATCATGAAACCCTGTTTCAGGTGTTTTTACGTGACCACCTGCAATTGATTTTGCATCGTCAAGCACCAGGTCTGGATTACCAACAACATGATAAGGTATTTGTTCCACTTGTTCAACTGGTGATATTATACCTTTTTTTAATAATCTACGATATATGATTGATTCCCATATAACTGTTGTGCCCATTGTGTCTTGTAAATTTATACCACCCTTATATGCCATTGTAAGGGCGAGGGATATTAATCCCATTTTTTTGTCAATACGTTCAACCAACTGAACATCTTTTATATTATAATCAATAAATTTTTGATGGTCCTCTTTATATAATGTATGTAGGCTACCGTGTTCATCATACGATAATTTTCGTTCGCCAAGTACTACATAACCAATGTGGTCCAACCGATATGATTCTTGAGTGCCATACGAATAACCAAATTTTCTAAACAATTCCAAATAATCAGATTGTTGAACACCAACAATATCATATGTTTGTAATACCTTGTTATTAAATGAACGAATTTTTATTACCTTTTCGTTTACCTGATTCCAAGGTGAAAGTTTTTTCATAAGGGATTCACTGCTGATAACACATATTCTGTTTACAAGATATGGTATATCAAAGAAACGTGAATTCCAACCAGTAATTACATCTGGGTAATCATTAACCCAATGATGTAAGAATTTTGCAATTAATTCCTTTTCTGATGCACAATGTTCATATTTAATAACATTACCATATAATTCAATTTCTGTTTTATCTGCGTCATATTCACCTAACCCCCAAACATAATAAATGTTTGTTTTACTTGATTTTAATGTAATTGAAATAATTGGGTGTGCTGCATCTTTTGGTTCTGGAAATCCATCATCAGATGCAACCTCAATGTCAAAATTAACAATGTTTATATCATCAATATTAAATTCAATATCATTAGGATACCTTTCGGCAATAAACTGGTGAATGTAATTTGTTGTGCCATACACATTTATGTCTTTTACCTCTTTATACATTTTTGCAAAATCATTTGCATCACGCATTGTATCAAACGATTTAGGAAATAAATTTTGACCAAAAATTGATTTATAATTTGTTTCTTGTTTGGATTCTAGATATAAGGTAGGCTCAAATCGAACTCGATATTTTTCAGGTCTGCCATTATTATAGCCTCGATATAAAAGTTCATTACCGAAACGATTTATTGATGTGTAAAATTTCATAATATAATTATATAATATTCTTTTATAAAAGTAAATAGGTGGAGCAAAAAAAATGCCCCACCTAGAGTTACACTTAGCTTATTTACGAATTGCTTCGAGAATGTCGCCAATCGATACTCCTTCAGCCTTAGCAAATTGTGCTACGCCTACCAGATGTTTATCATCTTTGTCTGTACCGAAGTGTATGCCAAAAAGTCTTTCGCCAATTTTATTAATAAAATATTCCTCAGCGTGACTCATTGATTGTTTTAGCATTGTCGTCATTTTTATTTTTCCCCTTAATAGATTGATTAATTGCTATTTTTCGGGGACGCTTTTCCTCGGGAAGTATTCGCTCCAGTCTAATTGAAAGCAGGCCATCCTCAAGGTCAGCTCCAGTGACTTCTACAAATTCGGATAGTCTAAAGGACCTTTCGAATTTCCGTCCACTAATACCTTTGTGTACATAAAGTTCCTGATTCCTACGATGCTCGCGATTGCCTTTAATGGTTAATATTCCATCATGCATCGTAATTTCCAAATCAGCTTCTTTGAAGCCCACAA